TGTAGAGATTGACGCACTTGTTGGTCAAATGGCCGAGATAACCGACAAATTAAAAATTGTCAATTTTTTATTACAACAAAATAATAAAGGAGCTTAAATGGATTTTATAACCTGTAGAAATGTTAACGATGGTTTTATACATGGGCTAGATTTACTTCAGCACTATAGAGATAAAGAAAAAGAAAGTAGAGTGGGTACAGTAGTCGAGGCTGATGGACCAGTAGCTACTGTATTTTTAAACCCTAAAGAAAAAGTTTTATTTGAAGAGATTCGTAGAGCTAACCCTTTCTTTCATTTTATGGAAAGCTTGTGGATGTTAGGTGGTTGTAACGACCTAGAGTATGTACATTATTATAATAAACGTATGGAAGAGTATAGCGATGATGGCATTACTCTCCATGGAGCGTATGGCTATAGGTGGCGAGAACATTTTGGTGGTGATCAGCTGGGTTTAATTATAGAAAGATTGCGTAAAGATCCTACGGATAGAAGATGTGTACTACAAATGTGGGATCCTCAAGCAGACTTAAATAGAGCAGGTGTAGATGTACCTTGTAATACTGTTATTTATTTTAAAATACGAAATAACAAACTCATGATGACAGTTAGTAATAGATCTAACGATGTTATATGGGGAACGTTTGGTGCTAACGTAGTACATATGGCTTTTCTACAAGAATATGTTGCTAGTTTTGTAGGTGTCGAAGTGGGTAGTTATACCCAAATTAGTGACAGCTTCCATGCATATTTAGACGTGTACGATGAGATGTATGACAAACTTGCTGCTGACGATGCTTTTGATTACTATGGTATTAAACACGCACCAAATCCATATGAGAATAAAGCTATAAACCCTTATCCTATAGTCAATACAGAATTAGAGATTTGGGAAGGAGATTTAGTAAATTTCTTAACTCGTCAACCTTTAGAAACTAAAACATTTATCGATCCATTCTTTGAGCAGGTAGCCGTACCTCTACAGGATGCGTGGTATTTTTATAAGCAAGGAGAATATGAAGAGGCACTCATTGAAGTTCAGGGTTGTGCTGCTTCTGATTGGTGTACTGCTGGATTTAATTGGTTAAACAGAGCGATTAAAAATAAGGAAAATAAAAAATGAGTAATATAGCACAATGGTCTTACAGTAGACTAAAAACTTTTGAAGACTGTCCTAAAAAAGCAGAGTATGCCTACATACAACGTATTAAAGAACCTGGGAATAAAGCTATGGATAGAGGTAAAGATATTCACAAGCTTTGTGAAGAGTATATACGTGGTCGGTTTGATGATATGCCTAAACAGTTGACTGAGTTTCAGGAAGCTTTTGAGTTATTAAAAGACTTACACTTAAAGGGTCATGTGCTTTGTGAAGGCGACTGGGCTTTTACCACAGAGTGGGAACCTACAGGTTGGTTTGATAGTGACACATGGGGCAGAGCTAAAGTAGATGCTTTTGTTCATATAGAGGGTGAAGATAACGCTAGGGTAATTGATTTTAAAACAGGTAGGTATGATGGTAACCAAGAAGGGCATAGAGAACAGTGTGAGCTTTACGCTTCTATTGTGTTTAATAGATTACCTGAGCTTAAAACTATTACTACAGAGTTGTGGTATCTTGACCATGGTAAGTTAGATCGTTATCAATACGATAAAGAAACAGTTGAGGCTAAACAAAAGAGGCTAAATGATAGAGCAGTTTTTATGACCACTACTACAGAGTTTCCTGCTAAGCCTAGTGAACGTAAATGTAAATGGTGTTATTTTGGTAAACAAAATATATGCCCCAGTAGATTAACCTAAGGAGAAAAATATGCCTGCAAATTTTGATAAAATAGAAAAGTTAGCTCAACGTGACGTAGCTCAGTTACAGCATGCCGAGAAAAGTTATGGTGACAGTTGGCGTAAGCGTGGTGGCGTCGGTGCTTTTATGATGTTAGCACGTAAGTTCGACCGTATAGAAAACCAATCAATGCATTGTCATTGGGATGTAATCGGTGCCATACTTGATGACCCAAGCTCTACTGGTATACTGGATGATGTGCGTGATTTACGATGTTACTTGTTTTTAGTTGAGGAGTATGCTACTCGTTTATTAGAAGAGGCTGAAGCTAATAAAACTAATGCAAAGTAGTATGTTTGCACCAGAGACTGACTGGTCACCCCCTAGCAGTCTACCTGACTTAGCTAACTATAAAGAGGTAGCTATTGACCTAGAAACTTACGACCCTCTACTTATGTCTCATGGACCGTCATGGGCTTTTGAAGGTCAGGGGTATGTGACTGGTATAGCTATAGCGACTAAAGATTTTGCTATCTATTTACCTATACAGCATGTCGGTGGTGGGAATTTAGACAAGCGAGTCGTTACTAACTGGATGATAAAACAAATGTCATATACTAATGACAAAATTTTTCATAACTCTTTGTATGATTTAGGTTGGCTAAGACGTCTAGGTATTGAAGTTAAAGGAACTATACACGACACTATGTTTGCTGCACCTCTTATAGATGAAAATCAGTTTGGTTATTCACTTAATAAATTAGGTCAAAAATATGTAGGAGAACTAAAAGATGAAAGCATGCTTGAAGAAGCAGCAAAGTCTTTTGGGCTAGATCCTAAAAGTGAGATGTATAAACTACCAGCTAAATATGTAGGTAAGTACGCTGAGCAAGATGCAGCATTAACTTTAAAACTCTGGGGTATATTAAAAGAAGGGTTAGTTAAAGAAAACGTACAAAAAATATATGCATTAGAAACTGCACTTATTCCTTTATTATTAGACATGCGGTGGAAAGGTGTGCCTGTGGATTTAGACAGAGCTGAAAAGGTAGGCACTAAGTTAAAGAAAGAAGAAGAAACTATTATGCTCGGCATACAAAAAGACTATGGTGTGAGTCCTGACTTATGGGCAGCAGCAAGTGTTGCTATTGTTTTTGACCGTGCTGGTTTAAGTTATCCAAGAACTGCTAAAACAAATGCACCTAGTTTTACTTCAGCGTGGCTTGAAGGACATGAGCATAAACTTGCTAAAGATATAGCTAGAGCTAGACAGCTTAATAAAGCAAGAACTACTTTTATAGATAAGATGATACTAGAGCATAATGTTAAAGGTAGAATACATGGGGAACTTCACCCTTTACGCTCTGACCGTGGAGGAACTGTCACTGGTAGATTCAGTAGTAGTAAACCAAACCTTCAACAAGTACCAGCTAGACACGATGAGATTGGTCCGCTTATCCGTAGTGTGTTTGTACCAGAAACTAATATGCACTGGGGAGCTTTTGATTACTCTCAACAAGAGCCTAGACTAACTGTACACTATGCTCATAAAACTGAGCAAGAGGGTGCAGATGAAGCAGTAGATGCTTATCGAAATAAAGACGCAGACTTTCATCAGGTAGTGGCAGATATGGCTAACATTAGTCGTAAAGAAGCTAAGATTATTAATCTTGGTTTAAGTTATGGCATGGGTAAAGACAAACTTATATCTCAGTTAGATATTTCACCTCAAGAAGCAGAAATATTATTTGATACTTTTCATAGACGTGTACCTTTTATTAAAGGTTTACGAGATCAATGTGCTAGGCTAGGAAACAATCGTGGGTTTATTACTACTGTGTTAGGACGTAAATGTAGGTTTAATTTATATGAACCTCGTTTTGAATACGGAGAAACTCCTCTACCACACTCAGACGCTCTACATAAATATGGTCAGGATATTAAACGGTCGTTTACTTACAAGGCTATGAATAGGCTTATACAAGGCTCTGCTGCTGACATGACTAAAAAGGCTATGGTAGAGCTATATAAGGAAGGCATACTAGCCCACACACAAGTACACGACGAGTTAGATATCTCTGTAGATTCAAAAGAAACTTGTGAAAAAATTATACAAATAATGGCTGATTGTGTGCCTTTAATTGTGCCGAATAAAGTTGACGCAGAAATAGGGAATAGCTGGGGCACAGCTGTAACAAACTACAAGGAGTTTTACGCATGATAAGTAATAAAGAAAAATTAAGAGCTAAATATTTTGAAATATTTATGCTAACTCTTAACACAGATATGACGCTTGAAGAAATAGGGAAGAAATACAAGATGTCAAAACAACGTGTGTGGCAGATAGTAAGGTTCAATGAGTTAGGGGGAGGGGATTATTACCGTGGATATCAGGTATATACTGACCACTATAATACTTTACTATACGATGCAAATATTAGTACAATAGAACGTAAGCAACAAATGAGACAATGGCTAAAAGAAAAAAATGTCCGTCTCATTAGGAGTAAAAGTGATGGCACAAAGATCATTACATCAAACGACTAGTCTTCACGACTCTCCGTGCATCGGTATTTGCACAGTAACGTACGGAATGACTAGAACTTGTAAAGGTTGTGGTAGAACAGCCACAGAGATTAGGGACTGGAATACTTTTACAGAAGTAGAAAAGAAACTAATAGTTGTTCGTTGTTGGGAGGATTACCTACCAAGACAAAAACGAGAACTTTTACAAGAACAAGAAGGAAAAGAAAATGAGTTGGTTTAAAAAAGTATTAAAATTTTTCACACCCCTGTCTTCTGTAGAATTACCTAACCCTTTACACGAAACAGAAACTGTTAGAGCAAGAAATAAAAAAGGTCGATACGTCGCTGACGACCCCAGCACTCCAAACGTAAACGAAGCCTACACCACAGTCAAAAAGAAAAGAGGCAGACCTCGTAAGAAAAAATAATGTATGAGTATAATTGTCAAGTCAATCGGGTGGTTGATGGTGACACCATTGATGTTACTTTGGATCTTGGCTTTAGTATTCTTCATAAGTGTCGCGTTCGTTTGTATGGGATTGATACACCTGAAAGCAGGACTCGAAACCTTGAAGAAAAAGCTCGTGGATTATTGTCAAAAAAATATCTCCAAGACAAAATAGAACAAGGCAAACAAATTATAATTCAAACTAAACTTAAAGATTCTAAAGGTAAGTTCGGTAGAGTATTAGGTTCAGTTATAGTAGATGGAATTAATATAAATAATTTGATGGTGCTCAATCACATGGCTGTTCATTACACAGGTCAAAGTAAAAAAGAAATAGCAGCAAACCACATAAGAAACAGAGAACTCCTTATACAAGGTGGATTATACTCAATTGAATCTTAAATTCTTTTAAGATTATCCTTTTATCACTAGCCTTTATACTTATAATTATTAGTACTTATTAAATAATTAATAAGCATTTATAGGAGAATATTATGGCAGCAGCCGTCGAAACTATGGCTTATGCAGGGGAAGTTCCCTGGCATGGGCTAGGTGTACAAGTTGACAGTAACTTAACACCTGAAGAAATGTTAGTACAAGCTGGACTTGATTGGACAGTAAGTAAGCGTGACATATTTACATATGATAACGCTGACCCAGATAAGGCAGACGACCTTATTATGGCACCTAACCACTCACTACTTGTAAGAGATAGTGATAACCAAATCTTTGGACCGTGTGGACCAAAGTTTATACCAACCCAAAACCGTGATGCATTTACCTTCTTTAAGAAGTTTACTGACGCAGGTAATATGACCATGGAAACTGCAGGCTCTCTAAAAGACGGTCGTCAGATATGGGGCATGGCTAAAGTTGATGAAAGCTTTACCTTGCCTGGTGACGACAGGATATTAGGCAACCTATTAGTATCTGTGTCTCATGAGTGGGGTAAGTCTAACGAGATTAGGTTTACACCAGTCCGTGTGGTTTGTAATAATACTTTGTCTATGGCGTTAGCTGATAAAACTCAGCCACATTTTAAAATGCCACATACTAAAGTGTTTGACCAAGACCTTATTGTTTCTGCAGAGCAGGCACTAGGTCTAGCAAGCAACCGTATGAAAGAGTACAAAGAAGCAGCAGAGTTCTTGTGTAGTAGAAAATATAACAAGGATACCGTTGTTAGCTACCTAGCAGATCTTATGCAACCTAAGTTAGCTCTAGAGCAAAAGATACTAGAGAATACTAAGAATGAAAAAGCATACGTGGCTCGTGCTACTATGCTAGATGAGTTCCAGCGTACACCTAGCAAAATGTACGAGGCTCTTGAGTTACAGCCTGGAGCTAATCTTAAGTCAAGCCAAGGTACTTGGTGGGGTGCTATGAATGCAGTAACATTTGTAGTTGACCATAAGTGGGGTCATGACCGTGACGCAGCAATGCATAACGCATGGTTCGGGGCTCGTGCTAGTTTAAAAACTAGAGCTATGACCAAAGCTATAGAGTACGCGGAAGCTGCATAATGCACCCAGCGTACGATATATATTTCGTCTACTTCCGACCTGACTCTCCGAGTCGGGTTGTGAAGTTTGCTATGACTGACATGCATAAAATTAAACAAGGTGGCATTTACATGGGCGACCCTATGAAAATGTCTCCTGCTTTAGGAATACCTCAAGCTGAGCATTGGTATCAATTTTTTACAGGCAAGAAAAAGAAGTTTGACACACCTAAGTGTGGACAGTTTGAGTTATATAAACTATTGATGAAAAAAGCAATACCATTTAACGAGGAAGATATGA